GGAACTCAAGAGATAGTTATTACAGATGGATTTGATATTGATAATGATGGTATATGGGGTAATAAAACTTATAATGCAATAAATCAAGATCTAGTAAATCAGCAATTAAATACTTATACAAATAAGTATTTTACTAATGATCAGTTTTCAGCTCAGATTTATAAAGAGTCTACTGGAGATAATAATAAGGTATCATCAAAAGGGGCTATGGGAATTGCGCAGTTTTTACCTTCAACATTTAAGTGGGCAAAAGAGAAAGGATGGATTCCTCAAACAGCTAAAATTACAGATAAGGCTGCTCAAGCTTTAGCTCAAAGACGTTATATGGATTACATATATGAAGATAGAGAAAATGTAAAATCTGCTACAACATCTGAAGAAAGACAGGCTAGAACATTTGCTGCATATAATATGGGGCCAGGGAATTTTGATAAGTTTTGGAAGAAGTTATCTACAGCAGAGAAGAAGGCGGGATGGAAGACTTGGTATAAGAAAGCTAATAATGAAAGTAAGATGTATGTTCTCTGGAATATGGATAGAGCCACATATAAAAAAGATTATTCAACTCCATATAAACATAAGCGTGGCTATATGACATCTAAATGGAATGATGTTAATTATGGATTTGATTCGTATATGGGCAAGAACCTACAGTATAGATATTGATAAAACGCTATAATAAACAATAAAAAATTTATTTTTTTTCCTTTAAAAGGTTTTTTTATAATAAAATTAAATATATTTTTGTAAATTCTTAAAAAAATAAACTATGTCAACAGAAACTAACGAAAATTCACTAGAGGGATTTAAAAACTTAGCAGCAGATATAATACCTGCTGAGAGTGTAGAAGTAAAAGAAGTAACAGAAGTACCAGCAGATGATCTAGATACATTAGGATCAGATACAGGTATTGTAGATTTAACTCCAGGAAATAGTCTGGAAAAAGAAACAGAAGCTCCAGAAAATATGGATGAGGAAAAGGAGAAAGAAGAAGAAGCTCCTAAAGAAGAATTATCTGCGGATAATTTAGAAATCCAATATAAAAAAGAAATACCTGAAGGAGAAGTAACAGAAGAAGAATTAGAAGAATCAAGTGAGGAAGAAGTTTCTCAAATTGGAGTTGTTGCTAATTTCTTAAAAGAAGAAGGTATTGTTGATTTTGATTCTGAGGAATTTGAGGACACTGAAGAAGGGTTCGCAAAAGTTATCCAGAATGAAATATCAAAAGGAGTAGAAAAATATAAAGAAGATTTAGAACCTTTAGCTAAAGAGTTTTTAACTTATATAGAAAAAGGTGGAGATCCTTCTAAGTTTGTAAAAGCTACAAGCGATGTAGATTTTAGTAAGATAGATGTTAAGATGATTGATGGTAAAGAAAATCTTCAAAAACAACTAGTAGCTGAATTAATGCGTAAAGAAGGATACAGTAATGATGAGATAATGGCGGATGTACAAGATTTTGTAGATGGCGGTCTAATTGAAAAAAGAGCTAAACGTGCTTTGAATAAATTAAAAGACTTACAAACAAAAGATCGTGCTTCATTATTAGCTAATCAAGAAAAAGAACAAGAAGCAAAGAAAGAAGAGTATAATACTTTTCTGTCTAGTTTAAAAGATGATATTGAATCAAGAGAAGAAATCGCTGGATTTGCTATCAATAAAAAATCAAAAAAGGATTTCTATAATTATATAACTAAGGTAGATAGAAAGACGGGAAAGACTAGGCTAGTTTCAGATTCTGAAGCTGATCAGGACTCTCAACTGAAGATGGCTTGGTTATATTACAATAAGTTCGATTTTAAACATGTTGAAAAAAAGGCAAGAACGAAAGCCACTTCATCATTAAGAGCTAGCTTAGAACGTGCTAACGGGGTATCAACTCGTAAACTGAAAAGTAAAACACGTACTAAAGCAACTAATAGTGATGTTGATTTCAGTTTGTTTGCAAACGCGCTTAACAAGTAAATATTTATTAATTAAAAAAAGAAAGTGAATGGCTATAAACGGATTGCAACTTTATAAAACTAAGTGGCACTCGGGCTTGACCCAACAAAATCACCTTTCGTCAGCATACTTGACTGAGCCGGAAGTTATGAGTACATTAGTAACTCGTATCTTCGGAATGCAAGGATCTAACCCTATCCAATATTTAACTAGTGGAATGGGAAGATCTAATGAGATCGGCAACAGAGAATATGACTGGCACTTACAAGGAGATGATGAAAAGGCAGTTCCAGTGACTGGAAACTTAGGAGACGGTGGAATAACACCAGGTCTCAACAGAACAACCTTCCGAGTTAAGTTCGGAGAAAAATGGTTCGCTAACCAAGAAGTATTGGTTGCGGATGACAGATCTTACAGAGTAAGAGTAATGGAAGATCCATATTTTGATGGATCAGATTGGATATACACGTTAAAATTAACGAGTCCAGATCCAACTAAATTTATGGACCCACTATTGATCAATGCTGGTTCTGAGTTCTCGAAAGAGTACACTACAGTTCCTGAATTCTCAACTGGTGGTAACACTACATTTAGTGCTCCATTTAAAATGAGAAATCATTTATCAACTCTACGTAAGTCTTACACAGTAACAAGATCAGCAGCAACTGATGCTCTTGTTATACAATTAGCTGATCCAGCAAGTCCAGGTAAGAAAACTACTGTATGGACAAGATATGCTGAGTGGGAAGCTATGGCTCAGTGGTACAGAGAGATTGAAAGATCATACTGGTACTCTACATTCTCTGCTAATTCTAATGGAATTACAGATATGTTAGGTAACAACGGTCTTCCAGTTTATGAAGGTGCTGGAATTAGAGAGCAAATTGCTCCAGCAAACAGACGTTACTACTCTGATTTATCAGAAGGAATCATTAGAGATTTCTTAATTGATTTATCATACAATGTGATGCCTGAGTCTTCAAGAGAGTTTGTTGCGTTTACAGGTGAGTACGGATTCGCAGAATTCGACAAAGCTATGAAAACAGCAGCTTCAAACTGGACTCTTGTTGATTCAACATTCATTACTGGTAGCGGGCAAAACTTATCTTTAGGTGGTCAGTTTAAGACTTACCTAGGATTAAATGGTACTAAGATAACTCTTAAACACTTACCATTATACGATAACACAGTTATCAACAGACAATTACATGCAGATACTGGAAGACCTATTGAGTCTTACAGATTCACATTCCTTGACTTTGGTATGGCAGGTGGAGAATCAAACATCCAAGCTGTTCATAAGAAAGATTCTAAGGATATGATGTGGCACACTGCAGGTTCTGTAGATCCATTTGGAAATACAGCTAAGTCTGTTAACACTATGCGTTCTGATAATCTTGACGGTTATTCAGTTCACATGTTAACTGAGTGTGGTATCATGATTAAGAATCCTATGGCATGTGGTGAGTTAATTTGTACTAAAGTAGCAGCAAACTAATAGTAATAATTTAAACATTAAACATGAAAGGAAAAGTAATTTTGAAGGCTTTGGAAAGACAATCTTGGTCAGGATTCAGCAGATTCCCTAAATGTAAGGACACGGTCATAGCTTCTCTCGGAAGAGGGGGCTATGAAACCGGTCTTACTGAAACGGATGAAAAGAGACTTGAGAAAGAATTACAGATGAAGCCTGGAGAACTTGGAAAGTACTCCGAATATTGGAGAGACTATACAGTTATTCTAAATGATAAAGATAAGCCTTTACAATTAGAGCGCCCTAGAGATTTTATAGATTATAAAATTTTAATGGCAAGTAACCGTGTAGCTAATTCCGTTAATGAATTATCTTCTTGGCCTAAAGCAGAGTATGTAATATATGATGCTGAAGAAGATGCTAAAAAAGATAATTTAAAAATTAAAGAAAAGCGTAAAGCATATAAGCAATTTAATAGTATGACCTCATCTGAAATGAGAAATGTATTAAAATTAATGGGTAAAAAAGCAGCTAATGCTTCAGATACATTAATTGAAAATACACTTGCAGATATTTTAGATAAGGACCCATCAGTATTTAATGAGACTATGGCTATGCCGGACTTTAAAATTCGGGTACTAATTGAGGATCTAGTATCTATAAATGCGTTACGTATTAGAGGTGGACATTATATGTTCGGTGATAGTGCGATAGGCCACGATTTAGAGGCTGCGTGTTTATACTTAAAAGATCCAAAAAATCAGGACATTGTATTATCGTTAAAGTCTAAACTTAAAGCAAGTAAAAAATAATGACATTAGCAGAAATGCATATAGAATTCAAAGTGGGGTTAGATAAGACTGATAGTCTTAACTACCCCAATTTTGAACCTGAAGAAATCGACTTGTGGCTTAATAGGTCACAGGATCGTTTTGTAAAACAACGTTATTCACATGATCCGAAAAATGAAACTTTTGAGTTAACTCAGAAACGAACGGATGATTTGAGAACAGTAGTAACAGAGGTAACATTAATTCCATCTGCAACGCAAACCCCAACTAAACCTAATGGTATTCTTTTTGACTTACCTAATGGAACAGTGGGTACGGACATTTATTGGTTCGCCATTAACGAAGAGTGCGAAATTCGTTATGAAGACTGCAATGGCAGTTGGGTAGATGAAAGAAATGGTGTTTACGCTATACAGCATGACGACTATAATAAACTTGTAGATGATCCTTTTAATCAGCCTGCAAAGGATGTGGTTTTAAGATTAATGCATGGTCCATTTGCTGAGTTACTTACTGACGGAACTTTTACAATAAACCGGTACTTTTTGAGATATGTGAGACAACCGGTCAGATTAGATATATTAAATACTCCAGGAGTTACCTGCGAATTAGCCGAACACACGCATGCTGAGATTGTAGCAGGCGCTGTAACAATGGCATTAGAGAATATAGCTAGCCCAAGGTTTCAGACTCATATTGTTTCAGAAATGACACAAGAATAGTAAAATAAGTAATTAATTTAAAATAAAATATAATGGCAAGACATGAAAATTATAAAATCCTAATCGGAAAGAATGTAGCTAGAACAGCAAATTTAACTGTTGCTACGTTAGCTGATGGGGAGATAGCTGTTGTTAAAGACGACATGACTATCATGAATGCAGGTGATACTATCGCTAACAGCGATTATTGTTACGTTGTTCAAGGATGTTTTGAGGGAGGAGTTAGAGTAGCTCCACGTTTCTCAGCTAAAATCCAAGGACTTCAAGTAACAAAGTGGGAAGGAACTTCTTACGCAGCTGCGGTACAACAAGTAGATATAGTTGGTGCACCAGCAGGATTAGCAGGAAATATCAATTTAGTAAACTCAACAGAGTACAGATTATCATTAATCTTTACTTATGATAAAGTTATAGGTTCAGAGAGACAATTAGTAAGACGTTTCTACTATACTTCAGATGCTACAGCTACTGAGCAAGAAATTGCACAAGCTTTTGCTACAGCAATAACTAATGATGATGTAGCTAAAGATTTAGTAAGTGCAACGGCTGCATTAGGTGTAGGTACATCTTGGGGTGTAACTATTACAGCTAAAGCACAAGCTTATAAAGTTATAGATGGTTATGAGCAAGTAACATTTAAGACTGTAATGGACGGTGGATTTAGTGATGGTGGTTTGACTACTTTCGCACAATCTGTTCTTCCAAATTACGGATCTGGTACATATGCGCATGTTTCTGATTTAGAAAGAGCTGCATTAGGATATGATGGTGTAACGAACTTAATGAAGTTCCCAGTACCTTCTTACCCAGTGTATGCTGTAGATCCAGATACATATGACATATATTCAATTATGCACTCTGACAGACATGCAACAGCTAATCTTAACAAAGATGGTTTAAGTCCAGAGATGACAATAGTTGCTTTACGTAATACGCAAGCAAGTCAGCAACAAAACTTTGAGGCGGAATTGAATCCTTGGATGGCTTCATGCCCAGGTAACTTTGCTAACGTAGCACTGTAATAAAATAAATGTATAACTTTAAAAATATAAGATAATGGCAAATTTAATAGAAGACAGAGCT